GGCGCTTGTAACAACCGCTGCCGGATATCCCGACAGTGGCCTCTAAACCACGCTTTGGAGACGGATGCTTCATTGTTTTTAACCGTCTCCCGCTGTTGAGTCCACCTGGTTTTGTTTTTCTCCAGGTGAGCTCGCCGACGACTGCCCTGTCTTGTCCTGTGAGCTCCTCGATTTTCCTTTGGAGCCCAGAAGACCGGACAGGAACCCCGCGAGTATCAACCCAAGGTTCCACCAAAGGTTGTTCTCGAAGCCGTTCCCAGAGGTAGGGTTCATGGCGATCCTCCTTACGTTGGTCTGAAATGAATCTCAGATAAACGAATCGAAAGATACCGTGGCCTACGCACTTGGGTCTGACATGCTTAAACGATTTCAGTATTTCGAGATCGTTTAGCTGAGGGGAGCTGACACGTATTCCACCATTGTCCGGATAACCTGCAGGGATAATCTTTATCCCAATGTGGCTTTGTTCGAACAACGTGAGTATTTCGTGCAGCGTATGTGAAATTTCCGTCGGGGTCCAACGTCGCAATAGCCCGTTGAACCATTTATACAGTGTAGCCTCATAGACATGCAGGCTAGCGTGATTCCCGTCGTTCTGTGGTTGGAACGGACGGACGTCCACACCGCGGTAGTAGTCTCCACCGCAGGACTCCCTGAAATGTGAATCAACGAATGTTTTCTCCTCGTTGATCACAAACCCCAGCCTCGAAAATACGTGAAGAACGGTTTCGTGGATAGACCTTGGATAAATCAGGTCATCTCCATACACCGACACGTGGAGGCGTTTCCGACGATCTCTTGTCGTGAGACAGTTGATCGCTTTAAGGAGGCTCAGAAAGACGAGTGTCTGAAGGGGAAAGGTATACCCAATTCCCATCGTGCAAAAAGTTTTACTTTGCACAACAGTTCCATCGGGCAGCATCACATTCCCAATTCGAGTGGTACGTAATATGTTAAACCACTCTGATGGGAGTAGTAATTCAAGCAACTCAGACGATATACTGTCCGAGGCACTTGAGAGGTCAGCCGTCACGTTTCCGTTGACGGACATCGACCCCCAACGGGCTAGCCTTTTGTGCTGTTCTTGTAGCACGCAGAGGTCATAGCCCACCCGCTTCAGCCGCTTCCGGATCATTTCGCCAAGACCATAGGATAGGTACGTCCCTATGGTTGTATTAGGCATTATCGATCGGAGCGATTTGTAACTCTTTGGGACTAGCACAAGAGCTAGCTGATCCGTCTCATGGTACTGTTCCCTCAATAAAGGGCCATTACGAAATCGCCGTGACCAATAATTCTGGATCACTTCGACTTGACTCATTTCTGAGTCAAACCATGAGATTTGTTCAGAGGAACCGGAAATTGGCCACTCCCACCTGGCAGCAGTACATGCTGCTCTAGCGGGGACGCCGACCGATGCCTTCCTCCCGAATCGGCAAAGAGAACGATGTTCATCGTCAGTGTAATCGCCTAGAATTTTGGCGATGATACCACGCGTTAGATTTACTACCTGCCTCGTCGTTACATCAAGGCAAGTCAGGTCCAACGCGCCGAGACGATCTTGTACCCCCAGGAATTTTTGAATTGCATCCTGGGCAAGTTCGTCATCTGTGTACAGGTCGTGTTTGAACCTGTATCTCTTAGCTAGGCTTTTCAACTGATATCGCACCTTGTAAGTGTAAGGGTCGAGGCAGTCGTCAAGCACTATGCCGTCCGTCAAGGACCGCAGCCACCTAATATCACGTTTGTGAACTGCTTCGTGATACGCTGTTGTGGTGGCCGGGTCCAAGTGGTCGCGGAAGTCTCTAGCAAGGGACGCAGCGATCTTTAGGAATGCCTTGTCCAGGTCGTACCGTTTGTTTGTACGGCTCATGGTATCTCCTCTTGTTAATGGTTGTTAAACAAGAAAGACAGGTTTAAGACGTAGAACCTGTCGACCAGTATGCATCCGTGTCACTGTCCGTAAACATCTGCGCGCCGATTTTGTTCATATCGGCGGCTTCAGCTGCGGTAGTTTCAGGATGCACTTCGCGTTCGACCCGGACCACATTGAAAACAATGGATCCGTCAGCCAGGATTTTCGGTACGACATAACTTGCCGACTTTTTGTCCTTGCTGTATTTACCGGTCTTGGTGTCCAGCTGAGGCGGCCTGTATTTGAAGGTCGCCTGACGCCGCGTTGCAAACGTGGTGTCTGCCGGCACAACCAAATGAACGCCATTCGCGATGGTTATTCCATCATCAGCGAATGCCAGGGAGGTACCACCGGTGGCCGAAACGGTCGCGCCAGTGGCGAGAGTCATATTTTTCAGACTCATAGTGTTTTATCCTTTCCTCATCAGTGGCGGAATCTCCGCATCTCTTCCTTGCAATTTGCAATAATCAAGGAGAGACCACTGACGGCATGTGATACCGAGCTCGTATCGAGCTGAGGTACCGGGAATGAAGCCAATTGTTGGTTTACCTTCCTATCGTACCAAACCATCGAAGTCACATTCTCAGGAAAGGTGCAATAGTACGTTTGCGAAGGGCTGTTACCGATGTATTTAGACAATCTAATACTACCGGTTGAAACAGTCTTTCTGATCACAGTGGATACCCAGTTACCCTCGATTTGCACTGAGGGGTCCGGGACTACCGCCTGCAACCAGGTGCTCACGTCGATAAACCAATCGGCCACGAACGAGAACGGAAGTAGGTTCCACGCTGTTACAGGGATATCCGAGGCACGAGTGCCAAGGTCCTTTGACAAGCGAGCAGAACCAGAACGATCTATAACCTTATAGATCACTCCCGCACCAACGACAGTGTCAAACTTAACTGTCGCGTCACAAACTGCCGTATCGAAATACGGCAGACCCGAGCCACTCGAGAGACTAAACGATTTCCCATCGTCGTGTGTCCGAGTGCGCCCGGATCGGGCTACAAGTCTCCTGGATTCAATAGCACGAGCCCTGTGTACATCGACCATTTCCATAATGGCCTCAGCATCTGACAGGGTCGGCATGATCCCGTACACGCTTTCAAGCCAGGCAGAAGATGCAGCCTGGGCAGCGGTACGTCCATGACGGAGAAGAAGCGTGTTCCGCCTGCGAACCATTCGCAGGATCTTTTCGAAACACGCCTGGTACGGACGGCGTAACATTTGGACGGTCTGCCCCAGGGTGGCTATCGCCTCCCCGGAACATATGCGGTGACCCTTCATTTTGGCATAAGCCTCAATGAGTGTGGAATCACCCATTCGTCCAACGACTGCGGCATTCTCTTCTTCAGGGAATGTCACAACCGTGTTAGCCATGAGAGCACCGTAGTTACCGGTTACATCTCGCCTCCCCCATACGGGGTGAGGACCGATGGTACCGGTTCCCGCGGAACCCTCTCGCGATTCCGAGTACATGTTGGCGTTTGTAAGTATGACACTCCCTGCCCGTTTAGCCGCATAAAAGTTTGCGGTTGGGTTATCAGTGAATGTCTTCTTCATGCCACCAGTGAAACCGACGGGAGTAACAGCTTGGCTTTGGAATTCTCCAGAGCTGCTGTAATCCTTCCGTTCGATAACCCCTGACTGAGTCAGGTCCATCTCTCGTACTCGCATCACGTACCTCCTTGTAGTCAAGGCAACTGGTGTTGCCTTATTAGGAGAGCCCTTTAGGGGGC